GCCTGCCGCTGTCAAAGCCGAGGAAACCCGTCTTCGCGAACGCAGGAGCCGCCTTGAGAAAAAGGAGGCGCGGCTCATGGAGATCCTCAACCGCGAATGCGGCGGAGAGAAGACCGACCTCGGCGTGGCGACGCTCAGCTACCACAGAACGACCCGCGTGGAGGTCACAGACGCAGCTAAGGCCGTATCGTGGCTCAAACGCCGCAAGCTGCTCGACTGCTTCCGCGTGCCGGCTCCCGAGGTCGCGAAGACGGAAGTGAAAAAACTGCTTGCATTGGGTACAAAGGTGCCCGGCTGCGCACTGGTTGAAGACCGCTCGTATTCGCTGAAGTAAGGAGGAGAAACAATGCTCAACATCACCAAAGGAAAGATCAGCCGCACCCAGAAGGTCGTGATCTACGGTCCCGAAGGTATAGGCAAATCGAGCCTCGCCGCCCGGTTTCCCGATCCGGTCATAATCGACACGGAGGGCGGCACGGCACATATGGACGTGCGCCGCATAGACAGACCGCGCTCCTGGGAGGAACTGCTCTCCGTCGTGAAGGAAGTAGCGGCGACTCCCGGTATCTGCAAAACCCTCGTCATCGACACCGCCGACTGGGCGGAACAGCTCATTACGGTGTATCTCTGTAACAAGTACAAGCAGAACTCCATCGAGAGTTTCGGCTACGGCAAGGGCTACACCTATATGGCCGAGGAGTTCTCGAGGCTGCTCTCTGCCTGCGATGCGGTCATCGCCGCTGGTATGCACGTGGTCATAACGGCCCACGCGAAGATGCGGAAGTTCGAGCAGCCCGATGAAATGGGAGCCTACGACCGCTGGGAGATGAAGCTGTCGAAGCAGACCGCTCCTCTGCTGAAGGAATGGTGCGACCTGCTGCTGTTCTGCAACTACCAGACCTTCGTCGTCACCTCCGAAAACGACACGAAGAAGGCGCAGGGCGGCAAGCGCGTCATGTACACCTCGCATCATCCGGCGTGGGACGCCAAGAGCCGCGCTCCGCTGCCCGAGGTGCTTGATCTGGACTATTCCGGTATCGCGTTTCTGTTCGAGCCGGGCAAGGCAAAACCCGCCCCGTCGGACGGTGAACGTCCCATCGACCGCTTCCGCCAGATCATGACCGACAGCGGCATCTCCGAGGAGGAGGTCAGGAAGGTGGTGGCGGACAAGGGACACTTTCCCGCCGATACGCCTGTCGACAGCTATCCCGACAAATTCGTAACGGGTTGGCTTATGAAGTACTGGCCGCAGATCGTCGAGATCGTCGACAACGGCCGCAAAAGCTCAAATCAGTAAGGAGGATAAGAAATAATGACTGACGATATCAGAAACAACCGGAATATGGAAATGGACTGGAACGACTCCATCGAGTCGGACGGTCATGAATTCGTCGTCCTCGACGAGGGCGACTACAACTTCGAGGTCACGGGCTTCGAGAGAGGGCGTTTCCCCGGAGGAGCGAAGATCCCGGCCTGCAACAAGGCTTCTCTGACCCTCGAGGTCAAAACGGAAAACGGCACGGCTGTATGCCACACGGATCTGCTGCTGTATCGTTCGCTTGAGTGGAAACTCTCTTCGTTTTTCCGCTGCATCGGACAGAAGAAACCCGGCGAAAGGCTCGTCATGGACTGGAACGCCGTGATCGGCTCCCGCGGCCGCGCTCACTTCAGGCCCCGTTCCTATACGGCCGGCGACGGCAGCGCGCGCACGGCGAACGAGGTCGCCTACTTCATCGACTGGGATCCGGATTTCTTCCCGGTCAGCGGCGAGTGGACGGACGTGACGGACGAAGATCTTCCCTTCAATTAAGGAGGAGTGCGTATGTTTCAGCTGAGACCCTACCAGGCCGAGGCGAAGCAGGCGATCCTTGCCGCGTGGGACGAGGGGTACCGAAAAACGCTCCTCGTCCTCCCGACGGGATGCGGCAAAACAGTCGTGTTCTCCTCCGTGACGGAGGAGCATGTCGCAAAGGGGCGCCGCGTTCTCATCATGGCGCACAGAGGCGAACTGCTCGACCAGGCCGCGGACAAGCTGCGCCAGGCTTCGGGCATTGAGTCCGTTCTCGAAAAGGCGGAATTGTCCTGCCTCGGCAGCGGCATACCGGTTACGGTCGGCTCGGTGCAGTCACTCGCGCAGCCGAAGAGACTCGCCCGGTTTCCCCGCGATTACTTTCAGGACGTTATCGTGGATGAGGCTCATCACTGCCTGTCCGACAGCTACAGGCGCGTCCTCGACCACTTCTCCGGCGCTAATGTTCTCGGTGTCACGGCTACTCCCGACAGGGGCGACAAAAAGGATCTCGGAGAGTACTTTGACTCCATCGCTTACGAGTACAGCATGACTGACGCCATCCGCGAAGGATATCTCTGCCCGATAAAGGCGCAGATGATCCCGCTCGAGTTCGACATCAGCGGCGTGGAGCTGTCGAACGGAGATTTTTCCGTAAGCGGCATAGGCTGTGCTCTCGAACCGTTTCTCAGGCAGATAGCCGGCGAGATGGCGGAATACTGCCGCGGCAGGAAGACGCTCGTGTTTCTTCCCCTTATTTCAACTTCTCAGAGGTTCTGCTCCATGCTGAACGAGGCGGGGCTCCGGACCGCCGAGGTCAACGGGGAAAGCGAAGACCGAGCGGAGATACTCGCAGATTTCGACGCCGGAAAATACGACGTTCTCTGCAACTCCATGCTGCTGACGGAGGGCTGGGACTGCCCTTCGGTCGACTGCGTAGTCGTTCTTCGACCCACGAAAATCCGCTCCCTTTACCAGCAGATGGTGGGCCGCGGCATGAGGCTCCATCCCGGAAAGGACTGCCTTCTGCTCCTCGATTTTCTGTGGATGACGGAGCGGCACGATCTGTGCAAGCCGTCCTCGCTTTTCGCTAAAGACTCGAAGATAGCCGAAATCATGGACCGGAACGTGAAGGAAAGCGAATACGGCGTCGACCTCATCGAGGCCGAGAAACAGGCGGAAAGGGACGTCCTCGCCGAACGCGAGGCCGCCCTCGCGAAGGAACTCGCGGAGATGCGCGGCAGGAAACGCAAACTTGTGGATCCGCTTCAGTACGCTCTCTCTATCGCGGCTGAGGATCTCGCGGGCTACGCTCCGACGTTCGCGTGGGAGATGGCTCCGCCGTCGGAAAAGCAGCTCGCCTTCCTCGAGAAGCGCGGCATCTTTCCCGAAGGCGTCAGAAACGCCGGCCTCGCCTCACTGCTCATCGACAGGCTCAGACGCCGCCAGGACGAGGGTCTTGCCACTCCAAAACAGATACGCTGCCTCGAACGCTACGGCTTCAGGCAGGTCGGCACCTGGCGTTTCGACGATGCTTCGGCTCTTATTTCTAAACTCGCGAACAACGGCTGGCGTCTGCCGTACGGAATGAACGCCGCCTTATACAGACCGTAGGTAGAAAACATATGGAAAACAATCTCCTGTCGGCTCTCAGAGCCATAGACGTATCTAAACTCACACGCGCCGAGTGGATCTCGGTCGGCATGGCGCTCAAGGAAGAGGGCTATCCCTGCTCGGTATGGGACGACTGGTCGAAAAACGATTCCCGGTACCATCCCGGAGAATGCGAACGCAAGTGGAAAGGCTTCAACGGCAGCGGCAATCCCGTCAAAGGCGGCACGATAGTGCAGATGGCAAAGGACAGAGGCTGGACTCCGTTCGAGGGCGGCTGCATGGCGTGGGACGACGCGATCGAATACGACGGCGTCACCGACGGCTTCTCGGGCTTTACCCCTCCTGACGCCTGGGATCCCGTGAAGGATCTCATCACCTACCTCGAACTTCTTTTCGAGCCGGACGACAGAGTCGGCTACGTCACGAACGACGTATGGCGGGACGCCGAAGGCCGATGGGTTCCGAGCAAGGGCGTGTACGACCGTACTGCCTCCGAGCTTATAACCTCCCTTCGGAAACACCCGGACGATATCGGAGCCACTATAGGCGACTGGAAGAAGGAGGTCGGAGCGTGGATAAGGTTCAACCCCGTCGACGGGACCGGCGTAAAAAACGAAAACGTCACCCGTTTCCGTTACGCCCTTGTGGAGTCGGACACTCTGCCGGTCGCCGAGCAGGACGTGCTGTTCCGCAGGCTCGAGCTGCCGATCGCGGCGCTCGTCCACAGCGGAGGCAAAAGCCTTCACGCAATAGTCCGTATCGACGCCGCGGATTACGACGAGTACCGCAAACGCGTGGATTTCCTTTACGACTTCCTCGCGAAAAACGGAGTCGCCATAGACCGGCAGAACCGCAACCCGTCCCGCCTGAGCCGTATGCCCGGGGTCACGAGGAACGGAAACAGGCAGTACCTCGCCGCGACGAATATCGGCAGAAAGTCCTGGGTGGACTGGCTTGATTTCGTCGAAGGCGTCACGGACGAGCTGCCAGATATGGAGCCGCTTTCCGCCTACAGGGACAATCCTCCCGAACTCCCGGAGGAACTCATTTCGGGTATCCTCCGCAGAGGCCACAAGATGCTGATATCGGGCAGTTCCAAAGCGGGCAAGTCGTTTCTGCTGATGGAGCTGTGCGTGGCGATCGCGGAAGGCAGGCCGTGGCTCGGCTTTCGGTGCAGGAAGGGCCGTGTGCTGTACGTCAACCTCGAGATAGACCCGGCGAGCGCGGTGAACCGCTTTCTGAAGATCTACGAAGCTCTCGGCATACCGGCGGCGAACATGGAAAGCATCGTGCTGTGGAATCTGCGCGGTCACGCCGTTCCCCTCGATCAGCTCGTACCGAAACTCGTCCGGCGTGTGCGTGACCGGCATTTCGACGCCATTATTATCGACCCCATTTACAAGGTGATCACAGGCGACGAGAACAACGCCTCCGAGATGGGCGCGTTCTGCAATCAGTTCGACCGGATATGCACGGAAACGGGCTGCTCGGCGATCTACTGCCACCATCACTCCAAAGGCGCGCAGGGCATGAAGAAGGCTATGGACCGCGCTTCCGGCAGCGGCGTGTTCGCGAGGGATCCGGACGCGCAGCTCGACATGATACAGCTCGAACTCTCGGACGACATAAAGAACAACGTCCGCGACGGAGCGGCTACGGCGTGGAGACTCGAATCGTCCCTGCGCGAGTTTCCGAACATCACGCCAGTCAACTTCTGGTTCGAGTATCCTCTGCACAGGATCGACACGGGCGGAGAGCTCGGTACGATGCCCGCCCAGGGAACGCCAAAAGCGGGCAGAGTCAACAATCCGAGGAGCAAGTCGTCTGGTGACGCCGCGGCGGAGTTTCGCAGCGCATACGACGCGCTCAACATGGACGGCAGAGTAACGGTCGCGGATATGGCCGAATACCTGGACGTCGTAGACAAGACCGTGTACTACCGGCTCAGAAAAATGGGCGGCGAGTTCACCCTTGAAAACGGCGTGATCACCCGCTCGGAACAGTAAAATCCATTCTTCGTCTAAACTGTATTTATATAGATACGTTTAGAAGAACGGTCGTTACACTCCCAAAGTAGGCAGGGCTGAAACGCCCGCCCTGCCTCTTCTGAGGAGTGAAACGTAACTCTTGCAGAAAAGAAGAAGCCCGAAAAACGGAGGTTACGAATGATATGGAATTCTTTTTACAGATAAAGCCGCCCACAGCGACGGCGCAGGAGAAACAGGTGCGGATAGTGAAAGGCAGGCCGCTTTTCTACGATCCCGCGCCGGTGAAGGAGGCAAAAAGGCTGCTTACGGCGCATCTGCTTCCGCACCGCCCGGACAGGCCGCTCGGCGGAGCGGTATCGCTTTCAACGGTATGGCTGTTCCCGAAAGGCAAAAGTCACCGTCACGGCGAGTGGCGTACAACGCGGCCGGACACCGACAATCTTCAGAAGCTGCTGAAGGACTGCATGACGAGATGCGGATTCTGGAAAGACGACGCGCAGGTCGTCCGCGAATCGGTCGAAAAGCGGTGGTCGGACGAGCCGTGCGGCATCTATATCGAGGTCAATTCTCTGGAGGAAACGGCATGAACGGTATTGATATGGAAACGGAACTTAAGCTGTGGCGGGATCTTGCGAACGCGATAGTCGAGCAGGCGGCGAAGGACTATATCGCGGCTCTGCGGAAACTGAAAAAGCGCCCCGGTAACGAAAAAGCGTTATCGTCGCTTTCGGAGTTGGAGACATTCTTCAGATCCACGTGGTATGAGGAACTGACGGATATCGACGGAGAAAGGCTTATCAAAATGCTGAAAAAGGAGGTTTGCGGAATATGAACGCAAAGGAATACCTGAGCCAGGCGTACAGGCTCGATCATAGGATCAATTCGGACATCGCGGAGGTGGAGCGCCTGAAGCAGATGGCGGCAGGCGTGTCCGCTCCGGGGTATGGTGAAAAGGTTGTATCGTCAAGATCGCCGGATCCGCCGTTCGTGCGGTACGTGCACAGGATCATCGAACTTGAGGAGAAGATAAACGCCGAAATCGATCTTCTCGTTTCGCTGAAGGAGCAGATACGGGAGGTGATCGATGGAGTGAGCAACCGAGACGAGCAGATGGTGCTTCGCTACAGGTACATACACAATATGACCTGGGAGCGGATCGGGGACGAACTTAACGCCGACCGGACGACCGTCTACAGATGGCACGTTACGGCACTGAGACACGTGAAACTGCCGCCCGATCCCGTCAGGATCTGAAAGCCGCACGTTTTGCAACGCTTTGCAACGTTACGCCACACCTCAGGTTATGCTACAATATAATCAGCGGAGAAGATCCGGACGAAGCCTCGTGCGAACAGCGCGGGGCTTTTCAAATGAAAAGAGCACCGCGATGAGCGATGCCCTTTCCGTTCAGTTAGTCGTCACACCAGCCGTAGCTTTCGCCGTCGAGTATACCGATCTCATAGATCCAGTCGTCTTTTTTGCGTCTGGACTTCTTCGACCGGTTCTCTTTATCGGCCTGGTAGGCTTTGTTGTTGGGATTATGCTGATTCGCGTAATCGTCCAACTGCGCTTTCGTGTGCGTCTTTCCGGACACACCTTTGCCGTTCTTAGCCATAGTGCCGCTCCTTTCTTCACGGCTCGTCCGGTACTGCATGAGAAATTGCCGGTTACCGAGAACCATCTTTAAGCACTGCGCCCTTTATCCCCGCAAACAGAAGTAAAGGGAGATTATGCACGATGCCGGATACTGTGATAGGAGTTAATTTCTCCCGGCGAATGTTTGCCGCCATCGAAATTACACTACGGCTATTATAGCACGTACAGGGGCGAAAAACAATGAGAGGAAGGCTGAAAATGCCGAGAAAACCGAAACGGCCGTGCGGAGTGAGCGGCTGTCCCCGGTTCGCCGAGGAGGGCTCGCCCTACTGCAGGGAGCACGGCAAACAGCAAAGGGACAGCTATAACAGATACGAACGCTCTCCCGATACCAACAGAAAGTACGGCAGGGCCTGGAAACGCATACGCGACAGGTACGCCGCGAAGCATCCGCTCTGCGAGAAGTGTCTCGAGGAGGGACGGCTGACCCCCGTCGAGGAGGTGCATCACATCGTCCCGATCTCGAAAGGAGGCGACCACAGGGAGTGCAACCTTATGTCCCTGTGTCAGAGCTGCCACACAAAGATACACCATGAGATAGGAGACAGATAAGAATAAAGGTCACCCCGTATGGATGACCTTTTGGCGGAGCGGGCAGGATTTGAACCTACTCGGCACTTGTAATGTTTTTCCTACTCCCCACGTTCTTGGACCACTCCGTGCGTGCCGCTGACCACCAGAAAACCGTTTGTCATATTGTTATCCTCCTCGTCTTTAAAATAAGTTGCTACGGCAAAAAGAGCCTGAACGAATGAAAAGTAGAGTGAGGTCAATTCGACGGGGACTTTGGTAAAAATAACCGCAAGGAAAACCATTACCAACGATGCGGTAACCTTATTATACCAGAAAACTATGCAAATGCAAGACCGGTAGGGGCGGTCAAATCTCTGTGAACGCGGCAGGCGGACAACGGCCCGGGGTCGCGTGTGCGCTTTTTTCTATTCAAACGGGGGATTTACCCCCTCATTCATCAAAAAAGAGGTGATCTGATGGCCAGAGACGGTACCAACAGAGGCGGTCCGAGACCGGGAACCGGTCCGAAAAGGAAACCTCTGAGCGAAAAAATACAGGACGGCACGGCTAAGAAAGCGATGGTAATCCCGAACGATCTGCCCGCTCCCGCCGAGCTTTGCGGCGAGGACGTGCCGCCCGTGAAGGACTATCTGAAGCAGAAGCAGAAGAACGGCAGTTCGCTCTGCGCGGAGGAGATATTCAGGGAAACCTGGCTGTGGCTGAGATCGAAGGGCTGTGAATCGTTAGTAAACAACCAGCTTATCGAACAGTACGCCATGAGCGTGGCGCGGTGGATACAGTGCGAGGAGGCTATCTCCGAGTACGGATACCTCGCCAAGCACCCCACTACCGGGAACGCCATCGCCTCACCCTACGTATCCATGAGCCGCGACTACAAGAAGCAGGTCAACGCCGACTGGTTCCAGATCTATCAGATAGTGCGCGAGAACTGCTCGGTCGAGTACGGCGGACGGGATCCGCAGGACGACGTAATGGAGCGCCTTCTCAGGGCGCGGAAAGGATAAGAAAATGTTTGAAAAAGTAAACCCTCAGCACCCCGACAAGGTCGCCGACCGCATAGCCGGCGCGCTCGTCGATATAGCCTACGGCATAGAGGACGATCCGAGAATTGCGGTCGAGGTTCTGCTCGGCCACGGCGTGTGCCATATAATCGCCGAAACGTCCGTCCGGCTGCCCGTCAGAAAAGTGGCGAGAGCCGTCAGACGCATCGCCGGCGACGTAACGCTCGATTACGCCGAGGTTCCGCAGGACTCACATCTGTCCGACAATCAGAAGCGGGAGTTCCGCTGCGGCGACAACGGCATTTTTAAGGGTATGCCCGTGACGGACGAGCAGGAGGAGCTTACGGAGATTGCGTGGAAGATCTACAACCGCTTTCTCTCCGACGGCAAATATGTCCTCGACGGGGACAGGCTCACCATCTGTCAGAGCAACGCTTCAAGAAATGCGCTGCTCGCCATGTATCCCCTCGCGGTCGTAAATCCGCTCGGACCCTGGACCGGCGGTCCCGACGTGGACTCCGGCGCCACCAACAGAAAACTCGGATCCGACATGGGCGACTCGATAACCGGCGGCGGTCTGCACGGCAAGGACCTCAGTAAGGCGGACGTTTCCGTGAACGTCTTCGCGTGGCTTCTCGCGCAGAAGACGGGCAGACCCGTGGAGATGAGCTGTTCCATCGGCGATACGGAGGTCGACGGGATCCCGTACTCCGAGATAGTAGAAACCGCGAGGGCCTACATAAAGAGCGTGGGCGGTTTCGAGAAGTTCGCCGAATGGGGGCTGATCCGATGAAAGCGACAACCGAGCTTCAGCTTGTTCCCATATCGAAACTCGTCCCTTACGTCAATAACGCCCGAACGCACTCCCCGGAGCAGATACTGAAACTCAGATCCTCCCTGCGGGAGTTCGGTTTTATTAACCCCGTCATCATCGACAGAGACTACGGCATTATTGCCGGTCACGGCAGAATCGCCGCGGCGAAGGCGGAAGGCATCACCGAGGTGCCGTGCGTTTTCGCAGATCATCTCACCGAAGCACAGAAGAAAGCGTACATCATCGCCGACAACCGCATGGCTATGGACGCCGGATGGGACGAGGAACTTCTGCGCGTGGAGATCGAGGCTCTGCAGGCTGCGGACTTCGACCCGCTCCTCACCGGCTTTGATACGGATGAGCTTGCAGATCTCTTTTCGGACGGTAAAGATAAGGATGTTAAGGACGACGGCTTCGACCTCACAGCGGCCCTTGAGAAGGCTTCGTTCGTTGAAAGAGGCGATGTGTGGACGGTCGGGAGACACAGACTCGTCTGCGGGGACGCCACCTCCGAAGAGGATGTCGCTCTGCTTATGGACGGCAAGCGCGCGAACCTGCTGCTGACCGACCCGCCCTATGGTGTGTCTTTCAGGAGTGCAAGCGGACTGACCATCCGGAACGACTCTATGAAGGACGAGGAGTTCTATAACTTCCTGCTGTCGGCTTTCAAGGCCGCGGTATCCCATATGGAAAACGGCGGTGCGGCATACGTGTTCCACGCGGACACAGAGGGCCTTAACTTCCGAAAAGCGTTCATAGACGCCGGCTTCCATCTCGCGGGATGCTGTATCTGGGTGAAGGATTCACTTGTGCTCGGCCGCTCGGATTATCAGTGGCAGCATGAGCCGGTGCTTTACGGCTTCCTTCAGAACGGAAAGCACCCGTGGTATTCCGACCGCAAGCAGACGACCGTATGGAACTTCGCGAAGCCCAAGCGGAACGAAAACCACCCGACGAGCAAGCCGCTCGATCTGCTCGGATATCCCATAGGCAACTCCACGCAGGAAAACGCGATCGTGCTCGACACATTCGGCGGCTCCGGCTCCACAATGATGGCGTGTCAGCAGATGAACAGGGTCTGCTATACGATGGAGCTTGATGAAAAATATGCCTCCGTTATCCTCCGCAGGGCCGTCGAGAACGGCATATCCCCGGAGGATATCTTCGTTGTGAGAAACGGTGAAAAGATCCCATATGCGGAACTTGTAAAGGAGGTCGAACTGCCCGATGGAAAGTAAACTGACCCTCGGCAGCCTCTTTGACGGATCGGGCGGTTTTCCCCTGGGAGGACTGCTTTCCGGAATAACTCCGGTATGGGCATCTGAGATAGAGCCGTTTCCGATAAGGGTCACCACGAAGAGACTGCCGTTTATGAAGCATTACGGCGACGTGACAAAGCTGAACGGAGCGGAGCTGCCGCCCGTCGATATTATCACCTTCGGCTCCCCGTGTCAGGATATGAGCATAGCCGGAAGGCGCGAAGGCCTCGGCGGTTCGAGATCGAACCTGTTCTACGAGGCGATAAGAATTGTTAAGGAAATGAGGAATGCAACGGATGGAAGATACCCAACGTGGCTGTGCTGGGAGAATGTGCCCGGCGCGTTCAGCTCGAACTCCGGGAACGACTTCAAAGCCGTCCTCGACGCGATACGAAAACTCAAAGACCCCGAGGCTGATACTCCTCGACCTGCGAAGTGGCCGAACGCCGGACTCATCCTGGCGGACGATCACTCGGTCGCATGGCGGGTACTTGACGCTCAGCACTTCGGAGTGGCCCAACGCCGAAAACGTATCTACCTTGTCGCAGATCTTGCAGGTCAGCGTGCCGGAAAAGTACTGTTTGAGTCGGAAGGCGTGTCTGGGTATACTCCGCAGGGCTTCCGCTCGTGGCAAGGAGCTGCCGGAGCTTCTGAGGAAGGCGTTAGAACGTCAGGCTTCGGCACAGACGGCTTCAACGGCGCGATAGATACGGTCGCCTCCACCCTCGGAGTCAACTGCGGTACGTCCACCGGCAGAAACGGCGTAATGGTCCTGAACGATCAGGGCGGCTCCTTTATGCAAGTTTCCGAGGATGTTACCGGCACTCTCCGCGCTCAAATGGACGGACATCCTCCCGTTGTTATGGACGCCATCGCCGTTGAAAACTATCCCACAGACAGCAGGGCCGGATTTTCGGAGGACAACAAGGTGCAGACGCTGACCTCCCGTATGGGAACGGGCGGCAACAACGTGCCCCTCGTCATGAAGATACGCTCGGGCTGCGACGGAGGCGGTAAAGGCCCGCTCATACAGACGGACAGATCGGCCACGCTCGGGTGCAGCAACGATCAGACGGTCTTCGTCCCCGCCGCTTTCGGGGTCTGCTCCAAAGACTCCAACGCGATGAAGTCGGACAATCCAAACAGCGGATTCTATGAAGCGGACACCTCGCGAACCCTCGATGCCGGCGGCGGCAACCCCACCTGCAATCAGGGAGGGATAGCCGTCGTCTGCGTTGACATGGGCGGCGGCAAATCCCGCTGCAATGTTTCGGAGGAAAAGTCGCCTACTCTCGCCTGCACTCACGGCGGTGAACCTGTCGTGGCTTTCACGCAGAATCAGCGAGACGAGGTCAGAGAACTCGGAGACAAAGCCGGATGTCTCGCCTCGGAACCCGGAATGAAACAGCAGACCTACGTTCTGCAGGGTTCCATGATCGGCAGGAAGGACGAAAATGGACCTCAGGGAAGCGGTATAAACGAAGACATTTCCTTCACCCTCGATTCCGTCGACCGTCACGCCGTGGCGTACGGCATAGATCGCGCATCCTTTAATCAGGGAAAAAACGCTCTTTTCGGCATCACCATAGAGGAGGAGATCGAGGCTCCGGTCGTGGCGCAGGGACCCGGCGCGGTAGCCCACCCCGTGTACACCACGAGCAAGGCCTCGTATCATCTTGAGGCTGAAGAGGATATAGCCAATACCCTTGTCGCCACCGACTACAAGGATCCCCCCGTGCTATCGGAAGAGCCCTATTACGTCGTGCGCCGTCTGACCCCCGTTGAGTGCGCCAGGCTGCAGGGCTTTCCGGACCGGTGGTGCGACGGGCTTGAAACGGATGAGCCTGCGGAAGAAGACCTCAGCTTCTGGCGCGAGGTCTTTGAGACATACAGAAAAGCGACGGCTTCGGACTCAAAGCCGAAGACCGACGCTCAGATAATAAAGTGGCTGAAAGCTCCGCGCTCCGATTCGGCGGAGTACAAGCTCTGGGGGAACGGAGTCGCGCTGCCGTGCGTACACTTCGTGCTCGCCGGAATAGCGTTCTTCGCAGATAGGTAATAACGCTTACCTTCTTGAGGGCTTGACGTTTTCGGCGGGACTGACGTTCCCGTCGATAGCCCCGTGCTGTTCCTCAAACGCCTTTATGGCGTCCCTGATCAGCACGAGGATGTGGCTGTTTACCGAACGTCCCTCGTAATCCGCAACGAAACCTATCTTTTTCAGCATCTCCTCTTCGATACGGATGGACACACTTTTTACCGCCATGCTTATCTCCTTTCGCGTGAATGTATCGTGTGTTTATTTTATGCCCGTACCGTGCTATAATGTGGGAAACGGATATACCGTATATCTACAAAAAGGGGTGCGAATATGAGAGTTGCCGTTGTTGGATCACGAGGACTATCGGTTCCGGATCTCGGTGCTTATCTTCCTCCCGAAACTACGGAGATCGTATCGGGAGGAGCGAGGGGCGTAGACACTTCAGCCAGGGAGTATGCCGCCGCGCACGGCATTAAGCTGACAGAGTTTCTTCCCGAATATGAAAAATACGGAAGGCGTGCTCCTCTCGTCAGGAATATTACGATCATCGAAAACGCTGATCTTGTAATGGCGTTCTGGGACGGAAGTTCTCACGGTACAAAGTTTGTAATTGAGGAATGCCGCAATAGAGGTGTTCCTGTCCGGATTTTTATTCCGAAGAAGCCGGAATAGGGACTTGCTATTATTCGCGTTTAGAGTGATAGATACCTCACTCCAGGAAAGGCGGTATAAGGACATGGCAAACGAAAAACTCGAAAAGGCTATCGACAGCTTCGTGCTTGAGCGGATGAACGACGTCGGCATGGATCAGCCGGAAGAACTCGACAGGGCTTTCGCAGATTTTGAAAAGGCGGCAAAGGCGCTGAAGGAAAGGCTTCCCCAAGAGCTGGCGCCGCTGTTCCGCGACTGCGAGAACGCGTTTTCAATCTTCGACTCGGCGGTTCAGGAAACGTTCTACCGCGCGGGCTTTGCCGACGCACTCGAGATTCTGTGTATGCGCCGCATTAAAATTAATATGAGAATTTTCTTCAATATAACGCTTGACTTTTTGTGCTTTTAGAGCGAATATGCGTGTACCGAAAAACAAGGAGGTAACCGCAATGATACTGAAGTACAACGCCACGGGTCCGAAGCGCAAAGAACTCGCCGGACTCATCTCAAGGTTCACCGGCTATGAATGCCGATATCTCGGAGCGCCCAACTTCTCATACGAAGTCGGGCGCTTTGTTATCGACAGGAACGGGAACGTCCATACTGACTGCGACCCCGGCTCTAAGGCGCTTGAAGCGCTTACCGGGATGCTTTACGATAACGGCTTCGTATCCGGTTGTGACGAAGCCGGCGGGTACGGGCTTGAGGTTTCGATGCCAAGGGAACTGTTTACCGATGAGCAGATCGATAACCTCAGGAAGCTGGTAGCGAAGAAGTCGGAACTGATAAGGAAAGCCGTCGGAGCCGGGGATCTGCCGATCGAGGTCACTGATGATAAGGTGACCTTCCCCTGGTTCGGAACCGCGGACTCCGGCACGGCGGGTACGTACATCCGCTTCGTTTCAAAACTCTGCGACCTCGTCCGCGGCGCCAGGCGCGTAAACGAGGGCGGCAGGCCGGTCGAAAACGAGAAGTACGCCTTCCGGTGCTTCCTTCTGCGGCTCGGCTTTATCGGCGACGAGTACAAGGCCGACCGGAAGATCCTGCTGAAGAACCTTTCCGGCTCGGCAGCTTTCAAGGCCCCTAAGGACAAGGAGGAAGAAGCATGAACGGATTCCCTTCGAGAGAAACGGTGGAGCGCCTGCGGAGAACATATCCCGCCGGCTGCCGCGTGGAGCTTGTTCACATGGACGACCCCTACAATACGAAACTCGTACCCGGCTCGAAGGGCACGGTGGTTTCGGTCGACGACGCGGGCACGATACACGTCAGCTGGGACTGCGGATCGTCCCTCGGGGTGGTCTTCGGCGAGGACTCATGCCGCAGGACAGACCGCTGAAAAACTTCAAAAATGTAGATATTTATTGAAAAAATGAGTTGACTTTTCAGCCGTTTAGAGTGATATATACAGTACCGAAAGGAAAACACGACAAACGGAGGAAACCACCATGAACGCAAGGACCGAGAGGCAGATCGCCGAGATGAAGAAGCAGACCATCGGGGTCGAGGTCGAGATGAACTCGATCACCCGCAGAAAAGCGGCGAAGACCGCAGCCGAGTTTTTCGGAACCGGCAGGTACGAGGACACGGCCGCAAGGAACGGCTACCACACCTGGAGCGCCTGGGACGCCGAAGGACGCGAATGGAAATTCCAGAGGGACGTTTCCATCAACGGACCTGACGACGAGAAATGCGAACTGGTCACTCCGATCCTCCACTACAGCGACGTTGAGACGCTGCAGGAACTCTGCCGCAAGCTCCGCCGCAAGGGCGCGAAGAGCGACGCCTCGAGGGGCTGCGGGGTCCACGTCCACATCGGAGCGAACGGACACACCCCGCAGACGCTCCGCAACCTCGCCAACATCATGGCGAGCCACGAAAGCCTGATCGCCGAAGCCCTCAAACTCGACTCCTACCGCGTGAGCCGCTACTGCCGCACGGTGGACCCCGGTTTCCTTCGCAGGGTCAACGCCAGGAAACCGAAGACGATGGCCGCCCTCGCGGATGTCTGGTACGACGCGCACGGCGCGAACTACGGCAGGACGCAGCACTACAACGACAGCCGCTACCATATGCTTAACCTACACGCGACCTTCACGAAAGGCACCGTCGAGTTCCGGCTCTTCCAGTTCGACGAACCGACCGCCGACCGCAGGGGCGGCATACACGCCGGTCAGCTCAAGAGCTACATTCAGCTCTGCCTGGCTCTCAGCCAGATGGCGAAGGACGTACGGACGGCAAGCCCCAGACCCCAGCAGAACGAGAACCCCAAATACGCGATGAGAACCTGGCTCCTCCGCCTGGGTTTCATCGGCGAGGAGTTCGCCACCGCGAGAGATTTCCTGACCCGCAACCTTTCCGGCGACGCCGCCTTCCGCCACGGAAGAGCGGCCGCCTGACTGAACCGGTCGAGAGACACGCCCCATTGACCGCTCCGGCGGTCTTAAGGCGGTAGAAGGGTATGCTCTTCGGAAAGGACGGATATCACTATGGAAAAAAGATACTACATCGCCTACGGTTCAAACCTCAACCTCCCGCAGATGCGTATGCGCTGCCCCGGCGCCGTCATACTCGGCACGGCGGAACTCAAAGGCTGGGAGCTGCTGTTTAAGGGAAGCGGGTCGGGCTCATACCTTACAATCGAACGGAAGGAAGGCGGCTCGGTCCCCGTCGCGATCTGGGAAGTCACCGAAGCCGACGAGAAGTCGCTCGACCGGTACGAGGGCTTTCCCGGCTTCTACTACAAGAAGGACCTGAGGATCACCTACAGGGGCATACGCACCGGCCGCAGCAGAACGGTTACGGCGTTCGCCTACGTAATGCACGAGGAGCGCCCGGTCGGCGTTCCGTCGAACTTCTACATGAGGACCTGCATAGCGGGTTACGACGCCTTCGGCTTCGACAGGAACGTCCTGTTCGACGCCTACGACAGGTGCGCGGAGGTATGCGGATATGAAAACTGACGTCATAAAAACAGCCATCTGCCCGCTCTGCGGCAGGATCTACCACGGGCATCCGGCGATCTCGCGAACCGACAACGAAACTCCGATCTGCCCGGACTGCGGAACGCGCCAGGCGCTCGAATCCATCGGCGTCGCAGCCGAGGAGCAGGAAAGGATCATAGACACGATCCACAGACACACGCACGAGCGGGCTGAAGACGAAACGCGCCGGCAATAGTCAAAAAATGTAGATATTTATTGAAAAAACCGCTTGACTTTCAAGGCGTTTAGAGTGATATATACAGTACCGAAAAACAAGGAGGTACCAAACCATGACAAACGCCTACACCCTCAGGAACCGGTTCAGCCTCAGGAACCGCAACACCGCGATTACCCGCGGAACCTTTGAATCCCACTTCAGCGTCACCAAAGAGACCGTAACCTTCACCTTCCACGGCTGGGATGGAAAAAGCTACGACGGCGAAAGCCGCAGGGCGAGAGTTCTCCGCTGCGACGTCCCCGGCTACGAGGGCGTAAGGTTCGTAAAGGTCGGCAAAGGCCTCCACTACATCGAGGAAGACCGCCCGGTGATCGAGAAGGCTACCGGCGAGAGTCATCCCTCCGCCTCCTGGCTGGTGGACGTCGAGAGGGCTTAACCCCCTCGACTACGCCCTTAACGGCGCGACAAACGCCCTGTGAACGCGCTCCGGCTCCAGTTGGGACGAACGTCCGCCGCGGACAGAAAGCCTCTCACAGGGGCTTCTCAAGGGTCGAACGGACACACAAAAAATTTAGAAATTTATTGAAAAAATGCTTGACTTATGAGCTGTTTAGAGTGATATATACAGTACCGAAAAACAAACGGAGGTACAAAACCATGAAACAGCAGAAACTCAGCAAGAGAGCAGCCGCCTACCTCAGACGCATCGAAGCCTGCAGCGACCGCAACGAAATTGAGTGCATCAGGATCGGGTTTTCAAACGACTGCAGCGCCTACAGACTTTCCTGGGAAGACTTCACGATACTCTACGCCGCGCAACAGGCGAAGCGCAGGGCGATCCGCGGCGAACGGTAAAAGGAGGTACACGACCATGACGATCAGCGAAGCAATGAAGAAGCTGAGGCTGCCGAACCCCGCCACCCCGGAAGACCTCGAGTGTAATTGGAGCAAGACGCTCACCTTCGGCGACAAGGTACTGGTTGCCGGCTATTACTACAGCGGCAAGAACAAGCCCTGCTGGTTCGGCGCGACCTACGAGTTCCTCGGCGACGACCGCACCTGCGAAGGCACGGTCGGGCTTCGCGCGGTAAGCGAGGTCGAGTTCGAGGACGACGGCCACGCGATCGCCTGGGCGATGAGGCAGTAAGGAGGGCACGGTCATGAAGGTAGAAAGAACACTCAGAAAGAAGGACAGCCGGGGGCTCGAACGCACCTATAGTTTTGTAAAGTACGACGACGGCGAATGCACGGTAACCGGCATTCAGCAGCGCCGGGACGGAAGCGGAGTGGTGATCATGGCGGACACCGTTACTCCGGAGGAAGGCAACGCGCTTTACAAGAAGCTTGTAGGGGAAGGTTACAAACTCCTGCCGCCGCCGCCCCTGACCTACAACTAAAAAACACCGGGAGCTTGAGCCGCGAGGCTCTTCCTCTCGTAGAGATATAACCGGACGGTCGCTTTGAAGGGCGGCTTTTTTGTTGCCCGGAAAGGAGGCAGGCTTGCGAAAACTGAAGAAATACGCTCCTACGAGGTTCATGGCCAAAACCTCGCATTATGATAAAGCGGCTGCCGATTACGCGGTGGCGTTCATACAGTCCCTCTGTCATACAAAAGGCACGTGGGCCGGTAAGCCATTCGAGCTCATCGACTGGCAGGAGCGGATCGTAAGAGACATATTCGGCGTCATCAAAGAGAACGGCTACCGGCAGTTCAACACCGCGTACATCGAGATCCCGAAGAAACAGGGCAAGTCCGAACTCGCGGCCGCCGTCGCGCTTCTTCTCACCTGCGGAGACGGCGAGGAGCGCGCCGAGGTGTACGGCTGCGCGGCCGACCGCAACCAGGCGAAGATAGTGTTTGACGTCGCTGTCGATATGGTGCGTTTCTGCCCTGCGCTCGCGAAGAGGGTGAAGATACTCGAATCGCAGAAGAAGCTCGTTTACAAGCCCACCAACTCCTCCTACCAGGTGCTCTCCGCCGACGTCGCCAATAAGCACGGCTTCAACACTCACGGCGTCATATTCGACGAGCTGCATACACAGCCCAACAGGAAACTCTACGACGTAATGATCCAGGGTTCCGGCGACGCGAGGATGCAGCCGCTGTATTTCCTTATTACGACGGCCGGCAACGACACCAATTCGATATGTTACGAGGTGCATCAGAAAGCCATTGACATACAGGAAGGCAGAAAGATAGACCCCACTTTCTATTCCGTTATCTACGGAGCGGATGAAAGCGAGGACTGGACGGACCCCAGGGTATGGAAGAAAGCCAACCCCTCGCTCGGCATAACGGTCGGCATCGACAAGGTCAAAGCGGCCTGCCTTTCCGCTCAGCAGAACCCCGGCGAGGAGAACGCCTTCCGGCAGCTGAGGCTCAATCAGTGGGTAAAGCAGTCGGTAAGGTGGATGCCCATGGAGAAGTGGGACGCCTGCGCTTTCCCGGCTTCCGAGGACGAACTCGAAGGCAGAGTCTGCTACGGCGGCCTTGACCTTTCAAGCACGACGGATATCACGGCATTCGTGCTCGTGTTCCCGCCGGAGGACGATGACGGCAAGTACAGCATATTCCCGTATTTCTGGATACCGGAAGAAACGATTCCGTTAAGGGTAAAGCGGGATCACGTGCCCTATGACGTATGGGAACGGCAGGGCTTTATCATGACGACCGAAGGCAACGTCGTTCATTACGGCTTCATTGAGAAGTTCATCGAGCGGCTCGGTGAGCGGTTCAACATCCGCGAGATAGCCTTCGACCGCTGGGGAGCCGTGCAGATGGTGCAGAACCTCGAGGGTATGGGCTTTACCGTCGTCCCCTTCGGTCAGGGCTTCAAGGACATGAGCCCCCCTACCAAGGAGCTGATGAAGCTTGTGCTTGAGAAGCGGATAGCCCACGGCGGGCATCCCGTCCTTCGCTGGATGATGGACAATATCTTCATCCGCACCGATCCCGCAGGGAACATAAAGGCGGACAAGGAAAAGAGTACCGAAAAGATAGACGGAGCGATCGCCGCCATAATGGCGCTCGACAGAGCGATAAGGAACGGGAACGACAAGACCGAGAGCGTTTACGACACGCGCGGTCTCTTATTCATTTAGGAGGATAACGAATGGGCATATTCAAAGGACTTTTCAAATCACGGGACAAGCCCCGAAACATAGCCGTCGGCGGAGCGTACGCGTTCCGCATGGGACAGACGACTGCTGGAAAGACCGTGACGGAGCGGTCGGCGATGCAGATGACGGCAGTATACGCCTGCGTCCGAATTCTCGCTGAGGCGATCGCGGGCCTCCCGCTGCACCTGTACAGGTATAAGGGCGACGGTGGAAAAGAGAAAGCGCTCGACCATCCTTTGTATGCGCTCCTGCACGATGAGCCGAATAAAGAGATGAGCTCCTTCGTCTTCCGTGAAACGCTCATGACGCATCTGCTGCTGTGGGGAAACGCCTATGCACAGGTCATCCGGAACGGGCGCGGAGAAGTATTGGCGCTCTATCCGCTCATGCCGAACAGGATGAGCGTCAACAGGGACGATAACGGCCGGCTCTTCTATAAATACTCACGCTCGGCGGATGAAGCGGGCAGCGGAAGGGACGAAACGGTCGTGCTCATGCCGGAGGACGTGCTGCACATACCCGGCCTCGGCTTCGACGGTCTCGTCGGCTACAGCCCGATCGCTATGGCAAAGAATGCGATCGGCCTCAGCATGGCCACGGAAGAATACGGCTCAAAGTTCTTTGCGAACGGCGCGGCACCTTCGGGCGTGCTGGAGCATCCGTCGACGATCAAGGACCCGCAGCGCGTTCGCGAAGCCTGGCAGAGTCAGTTCGGAGGCTCGAATAACTCCGGCAAGATCGCGGTGCTTGAGGAAGGCATGAAGTACACCCCGATCGCGATCTCACCGGAGCAGGCGCAGTTCCTCGAAACGCGAAAGTTCCAGATAAACGAGATCGCACGCATATTCCGCGTGCCGCCTCACATGCTGGCCGATCTCGAGAAGTCGAGCTTTTCCAACATCGAGCAGCAGAGCCTTGAGTTCGTGAAGTACACGCTCGATCCGTGGGTAATACGCTGGGAACAGACTATACACCGAACGCTCCTGACAGCCGACGAAAAGAAACGATACTTCGTTAAGTTCAATCTGGAAGGCCTGCTACGCGGCGACTACGCCTCAAGGATGAGCGGCTACGCAACGGCGCGTCAGAACGGCTGGATGAGTGCGAACGATATTCGTGAACTCGAAAACATGGATCGCATACCCGAGGAAGAGGGCGGCGATCTTTATTTGATCAACGGCAATATGCTGCCGCTGAACAAAGCAGGTGCATTTGCAAAAACGGATGAAACGGAGGAACCAGATGAAGAAGTTCTGGAAATGGAAGAATCAGGCGGTGGCGGAACCGGATCCGGAGACGGGAGCGGCGCCGGTTCCGGCAACAAGAACCCTGTACCTCAACGGCACGATCGCGGAAGAAAGCTGGTTTGACGATGACGTCACACCGGCTCTTTTTAAGTCCGATCTTGAGCAGGGCGACGGCGATATCGTCGTCTGGATCAACTCGCCCGGCGGCGACTGTGTCGCAGCGGCACAGATCTACAACATGCTTATGGATTACAAGGGCAGCGTCACGGTCAAGGTCGACGGCCTCGCTGCGTCTGCGGCATCGGTCATCGCAATGGCAGGTACAAAGGTACTCATGTCGCCGGTGTCCATGATGATGATCCATAACCCGATCACGATCGCCATGGGCGACGCGGAGGAGATGGAGAAGGCGATCGATATGCTCGCCGAGGTGAAGGAGAGCATCATGAACGCCTACGAGATCAAGACTGGTCTCTCCCGCGCAAAGATCTCGCACCTCATGGATGCGGAGACGTGGATGAACGCGAACAGGGCGATGGAGCTCGGCTTTATAGACGGGATACTCTCCCGTGAGGAACAGGCGGAAGCTCCGGTGCAGCCGGAAGTCTCGGAGATGAGCTCGGAGGCAGCGGTCATGAACCGGCTCATGAGCAAGCTTGCGGAGAAATGCCGCATCGAAAAAGCGGTGAAAAAGCCTGCTGGCAGGAACGTAGCTGACCTCAAAAAGCAGCTCGAAACGATCAAGAAATTCATATAACACGGAGGAAAAAAGAATGACTATTACCGAAATGCGCGATAAGCGCAATAAGCTCGTGGCGGCGATGGACGCGTTCCTCGACACCCACGCAGACAAGAACGGCACTCTCTCCGAGGCGGATGACGCTACCTACAAGGGCATGGAGAGCGAGGTCGCTGCGATCACCGACTCGATCCACAGGCTGGAGCGCAGGGACGCGATCGAGGCAGAGCTCAATAAGCCTCAGTCGAAGCCGCTCACCGGAAAGCCCATGCAGGCGGAAAATGGTGAGAAGACCGGCCGAGCGTCGGATGAGTACAAGGCGGCTATGCTTCGTGCGCTGCGCACGAACTTCCGTCAGGTCAGCAACGTGCTGCAGGAAGGCGTGGACGCGGACGGCGGTTACCTCGTACCGGAAGAGTACGATTCCCGCCTGATCAGGAAGCTCACGGAAGAGAACGTCATCCGCAAGCTTGCGAACCACATCACCACTGCAGGCCAGCACAAGATCAATATCGCGGCGACTACGCCCGCGGCGGCATGGATCGACGAAGGCGGCGCCCTCACCTTCGGCGACGCAACCTTTGCCCAGATCAATCTCGACGCGCATAAGCTGCACGTCGCGGTCAAGGTTACGGAGGAACTGCTCTACGACAGCGCGTTCCCCCTCGAGAACTACATCATCGACGAGTTCGGCAAGGCGCTCGGCAACGCGGAAGAGGATGCGTTCATCAACGGCAACGGAACCGGCAGCCCCTCGGCATTCTCGCCGCGACCGGTGGTGCCGAAGTCGGCGTGACTGCTGCGGCGACGACTGCGATTACTGCGGATGAGATCATAAACCTGATCTACAGTCTGAAGCGCCCGTACAGGAAGAACGCGGTGTTCCTCATGAACGACGCGACGATTGCAATCGTCAGGAAGCTCAAGGACAACAACGGCGTGTACCTCTGGCAGCCCGCACTGACCGCAGGCGAACCGGACAGGCTCCTCGGTTATCCCGTCTACACCTCCCAGTACATGCCCACGGTCGCGGCAGGCAGCAAGTCCATCGTCTTCGGTGATCTGAGCTACTACGACATCGGTGATCGCGGCACTCGCTCTTTCGCGGAGCTGCGCGAGCTCTTTGCCGGTAACGGCATGATCGGCTTTGTAGCTAAGGAACGCGTCGACGGCAAGCTCGTTCTGCCCGAAGCAGTCAAGGTGCTTAAGCAGAAGAGCGCTTAAGGAAAGCGAGGCGGCAGTATGGATACTCTTTTGCAGAAGCTCAAGGCAAACCTCATATTGGAACATTCGGCTGACGATGCGCTGCTCGAGAGCTATCTTACTGCCGCCATCGCCTACGCGGAAAGCTACCAGCATATAGAGGAAGGTTACTACAGCGGGCACGATATGCCTGCTACAACGGAACAGGCCGTGATCATGCTCGCTTCCCATTTCTACGAATCCCGTGATGGCGCAACGGCGGGCTTCTTCGCGGATAATCCCAACGCGGCGCAGCAGGTGTGGAACACGGTCAATCTGCTCCTGCGCCTCGACCGGAGGTGGCAGGTATGAGCTTTGGAAGGATGAACCGCTTCGCCGAGCTGGTCGAGAAACAGAACGTAAAGGACGCGGAGGGCTTCACGGAAAAACAGGATGTGATCCTCGCGTCCTTCCGCGCCTATCGTGAAGGCAGACACGGATCCGTGCGGTGGGCGAACCTCGCGGCGTTTTCGGAAGCCACTGATCTGTTCCGGTTCAGAAAGATACCGGATGTGACAGTCGCGCCCGGTCAGGTGATCATCTGCGACGGAGACCGTTTCGCAGTCCTTTCCGTAGAAGACGTCAAGGGACGGAACATGTACGTAGAAGTGCTCGCGAAAAAGGTGGTGGCAAGCCGTGGCTAAAGTTGACGTGAAGATGCCGGAGGACTTCCTTGATCGGCTCACTCGACTCGGAGCGGCGCAGGATGAGATCGCGCAAAAGGTGCTCGAATCCGGTGCCGAGATCGTCGAAGCGAAGGTCAGAAGCAATCTTATCGCGGTCATAGGCAGGGATACGGCGTACCCGTCGCGCTCGACGGGCGAACTCGTATCGGCGCTCGGCATAACGCAGGTGCGCGTGAACAGGAACGGCGACTACGATATAAAGATCGGTTTTGCCGAGCCGCGTCCGGACGGTGAGAGCAACGCGAAGATCGCGAACACCATCGAGTACGGCAGGCACGGTCAGCCCGCTAAACCCTTCCTTGCGCCTGCAAAGGCAGCGTCGAAGAAGGCGTGCATCGAGGCTATGATCAGAAAGTTCGAAGAGGAAACCGGAAAGATATGACGATACTTGAGGAAATCAATCATCTGCTCACCGGCATGCACGTACCAGTCGAGACCGGCGTCTTCACGGATGAAGCGCCGGACACATACGTCGTGATCACTCCGCTTTCGGACGTCTTCGACCTGCACGCTGACAATGCACCCGGCATGGATGTGCAGGAGGTCCGGCTGTCTGTTTTCACAAAGGGCAGCTACACCGAACTTAAGAACCGGATCGTAAGGCGCCTACTGCAGGAAGGCTTCACAATAACGGACAGGCGCTACATCGGCTTTGAAACCGATACGCGCTATCATCACTATGCGGTCGATACCGCAAAAGCATACGAATACACAATGGAGGATACCCATGGCAACAATAGGTCTTGACAGGCTTTTCTATGCAAAGATCACGGAAGACGCGAACGGGAACGAAACCTACGGAACGCCTTCCGTTCTCGCAAAGGCAATGACGGCCGGCATAACGGTCGAACTGAATGAGGCCGCGCTGTACGCGGATGACGGACAGGCTGAGATCGTCAAGGAATTCAAATCGGGAACGCTCTCCCTCGGCGTGGATGATATCGGCGCACAGGCGGCGGGTGATCTCACCGGTACGGTGATCGACGCAAACGGCGTGGTCATCTCCACCTCGGAGGATGGAGGCGAACCCGTCGCGGTCGGTTTCCGTGCTAAAATGTCGAACGGCCTGTACCGCTATTACTGGCTGTACCGCGTCATCTTCGGCATACCCGCGACGAACCTAACTACGAAGGGCGACTCGATTACGTTCTCGACGCCCACGATCGAAGGTACGGTTATGAGACGCAACAGGCTCGACGCCTTCGGCAAGCACCCCTGGAAGGCGGAACTGACGGACGACGGCACCACAGGAAAGAAGTCCGTGATTGCGAACTGGTTCGAGTCCGTTTACGAGCCGGTCGGATCCGGCAACACCGTAGGAGGTAACAGCTGATGGATGAGCGCGGCACAGTAATCAATATCGGCGGCGAGGAATACGAACTCATTCTTACCACGAAGGCAACAAAGGAGATCGCAGCACGTTACGGTGGCCTTGAAAATCTCGGGGAAAAGCTCATGAAAGAGAAGAACTTCGAGATGGCGCTCGGTGAAGTGGTTTGGCTGATCACGCTCCTCGCGAACCAGTCGATTATGATCCACAACGTCAGGAACAGGGAAGATAAAAAGCCCTTGCTCACCGAGGATGATGTCGAGCTGCTGACCGTGCCCGCTGATCTCGCGGAATACAAGAGCGCGATCACTGAAGCGATGATGAAGGGCATGAAGCGGAACGTCGAAAGCGAGCCTGACTCAAAAAACGCGGAAGCGGCCGGATAAACGACGATGAGATGTTTATCCGGCTGTTGTATTACGGCCTCGCACATCTCCATCTGACGCAGACCGAAGTATGGCTCATGCCCTTCGGTCTGCTGCTCGATCTCTGGGAGTGCCATAAGCAGTACAACGGGCTGGCAAAGCCCAGGAGGGAGATGTTCATAGATGAAGTAATTCCGGAAGGCGTCTGATTACTCCGTTGCTCTTCACCGGCAAATGAGGTATAATACTGTAGCGGACATATTTACAATGTCAGTCATCAAGTTAAAAGGAGAGCAGCATCGTGGGTTTATTTGATTTTCTAACAGGCGGAAAGAAAAACAAGCAGAATGGCAGAAGTCAGTTTGCGTTCGCGGACAGCAGTTCAATCGATCCGGAAGAAAAACAATTCTATCAGCCGGACGACTACTATACGTTCTATGCTTTCCCGGGTACTGACTCAGCGCATAAGGTCATCACTTTTGAAGAAAGAAAGAAGATTTCCTTTCCTTCTAAAAGAGGACTGTATGTCGCGGAAATACTGCTTCTTGATTACTGCAGGCAAGGGAAGTACCCCAAGCCTACGGCTGGATATCCTGGATTGTGGTGGTTTGAGTATGGAATACGAGATGTCGGACACGCACTTGAATCATTAAAGAATAGGGGCTTTATTAAGTGGGCACCTAAAGTGAACAGCCTTCATACGCTAAAGGTTGATGAACTGAAGAGGATGCTTGAAACTGTCGGACTCCCTGCAAACGGTAAGAAAGAGGAACTGATAGAACGAGTTGCCGCGAACATTCCGGAGCAGCGACTTGTTATTCCCGGATACGTTGCAAAATACGAACTGACAGACTTAGGACGTAATGAATTGGAAGAGAATGGTTATGTTCCGTATATGCATAAACATTCCGAAAAAACAACCGATGACGATACGTTCGGAGAACCGTTCAATGTTTGGTCGATCAATAGACTGTTCAGAGGGGAGACCCCATCTGATTGGCGCACAGTTGTCGGTCAAATAGAAAAGCGCAAATTCGGCGTCGATACTGCCTCATCAAGTCATATCGACGGATCAAAGGAAAGCAAGAGCCGTGCGAGCCGTATTTCTGAAAGGGATGAGATGCGTGCTTTTCTTGCATCAAAGAAAAGGGAAATCCAAGAAGGTATCCATACTCCCGGCGACGGTTTTGCTGAAGAATCAAAAGGCATGATGTTAAGGTCAAAAGGCGATGACAAGGCAGCGCTTGTAATGTTCTATATCTCCATAGGAAAACGGTTCGACGCACCGGCGCTGTACCGTGAAACAGCTATACTGCTCAGAAAATACGGTATGCTCGAGGAGGAACTGAAAGTGGTCGAAGCGGGGATCCGCAATAGTGGACCATCGGATGACCTTCTTCATCGCAAAGAAAGAGTGACCGAACTCATAGAGAAAAACAAAGGAAAGAAATGATGCCAAGAGAGCCGTTCGCGGCTCTTTTCTTTTGCCCCGAAAGGGGCTTTTTCTATGCCATGAAGGAAGGAGGCGTTTTGATTGGCTGAGAATTTCGGACTGAAGATAGGTCTTGAAGGGGAAAAAGAGTTCAAAAAGGCTCTTGCCGACATAAACTCCTCCTTCAAGGTGCTGGGCAGCGAGATGAAGCTTGCAGCCTCGCAGTTCGATAAGAACGATCGCTCGGTCGAAGCTCTGACCAGCCGGAGCAGCGTCCTGAACCGTGAGATCGAGGAACAGAAAAAGAAGATCGAGGTGTTGCGCTCCGCTCTCGATAACGCTGCTACGTCCTTCGGCGAGAACGATAAGCGCACACAGTCGTGGCAGATCCAGCTCAATAACGCTGAAGCTGCGCTCAACGATATGGAGCGCGAACTCAGGCAGAACAACACCGAGCTCGACAATGCCGAAAAGGGCTTTGACGAAGCGGGCGGCGAGGCAAAGGATTTCGGCAAAGAGGTCGACAAGGCCGGAGATCAGTCGAAGGATGCCGGAAGTAAGCTCAAGAAGGTCGGCCAGATTGCAAAGGACGTCGGCAAGGCCATGGCTGCGGCAATCGCTGCTATCGGAACTGCTGCGATCGCAGCGGGCAAAAAGCTCTTCGATATGGCGACGGACGTTGCCGAAGCCGGTGACGCGATAGATAAGACCAGCCAGAAAGTCGGCATATCGGCTGAATCCTTCCAAGAGTGGGACTACGTCTTTAAGCGCTGCGGCGCGGACGTAAACGGCCTGCAGAACGGCATGAAGAAGCTGTCCGGCGTCATATCGGACGCTGCGGCGGGCTCGTCGTCAGCCTGCGAAAAGCTGGAGGCTGTCGGCCTGTCGATAGAGGACCTGAACGGCAAGAGTCAGGAAGAGCAGCTTTCGCTCGTCGTCGCGGCGCTGCAGGATATGGAGGCCGGGGCGGACAGAACCGCTGCGGCGAACGATCTTCTCGGCAAGTCGGCCGTCGACATGGCTGCCGTACTCAATATGACGGCGGCGGAAACGGCGGCGCTCAAGCAGGAAGCGCACGACTACGGCATGGTCATGAGCGGTGAAGCGGTCGCGGCTTCCGTTTCGTTCAAAGACTCCATGACGAAGCTCAAGGGCACCATGACCGGTCTTAAAAACAGCATGGTCGGCGAGCTCCTGCCCGGTATCACACAGATAATCGACGGGCTCAGCGACCTCGTCGCCGGAAACGACGAAGCCGGAGAAAAGCTCAAGGAAGGCGCGAAAAACGTAATCGGTTCTATTACGGATATGATCCCGCAGGTTACCACGCTGATACTTACGATCGCGCAGGCCGTACTCGAAAGCGCACCGGCGATAATCGCGGCGCTGGCAGAAGGCATAATCGGCGCGATTCCGGAGCTCATTCCCGTGGTGATGCAGGTCATCCTGCAGATCGTATCGACGCTTTTAGATCTCCTGCCGCAGATCATTCAGGCCGGTATGGAGGTCATCGCTTCGCTCATCCTCGGCATAGCGGAGGCGCTGCCGACGCTGATACCGCAGATAGTTGCGGTCGTGCTGCAGATCGTCCAGACGCTGATAGACAACCTGCCGATGATCCTCGACGCGGCGCTTCAGCTGATCGTGGCGCTGGCACAGGGCATACTCGACGCGATCCCCGTGCTGATCGCGGCGCTTCCGGACGTGATCGTGGCGATAGTCGACTTTCTGATCGACTCCATCCCGCAGATAATCGAAGCGGGAATACAGCTGCTGACGGCGCTTATCGGAGCGCTGCCGGAGATAATCGCGGCAATCGTCGCGGCGATACCCAAGATAATCAGCGGAATAATCAACGCGGTTCTGAACGCGATCCCGCTGATCATTCAGGCCGGTATCGATCTTCTCCTCTCCCTGATTGGAGCGCTTCCGCAGATCATAACGGAGATCGTAAAGGCGATCCCGCAGATAATCGACGGTATCGTCGAAGGCGTACTCGGAAACCTCGATAAGATCATTCAGGCGGGCGTCGATCTGTTCCTCGCGCTGATCACGAACCTGCCGCAGATCATAGTCGAGATCGTGAAGGCGATCCCGCAGATAGTTGTGGCGATCGTCGAAGGTTTCGGCAATCTGCTCTACAAGATCGTCGAGGTAGGCGCGAATCTCGTAAAGGGCCTCTGGGAAGGCATAAAGAGCCTTGCATCGTGGATCTGGGACAAGGTCTCCGGCTGGGCGAGCGATCTGTGGAACGGCATACTCGATTTCTTCGGGATACACTCGCCGTCCAAGAAGTTCGCCTGGATCGGTGAGATGATGGTCGAAGGTCTCGCCGGCTCAATCGAGGATAACGGCGATGACGCGATCAGGGCGGCGGAAGACCTGAGCGAAGGGATCGACGATGTAATGCAGGACGTATCGAAGAGCATGACTGAGGGCGTACCGGCGAAGTTCAATATAAAGGGCAGCGTGTCCGGCGTGAAGGATCCGATCGTAGGCGGCAACGGCCTGCAGCTTCAGCTGTCGATCGCCACGTTCAACAACTATTCGAGCGAGGATATCGAGCAGCTGACGAACGAGATCATGGCGACAGCAGGAGCGTTCATTCGCAGACAGAGGGAGGTGTTCGCGTGAGCGGCAGCAGAGTGACAGACAGCTATTTCGAGTATAACGGTGTCCGGTCGACTGAGATGGGGCTCCGGATAGAGAACAGGGACATATTCGGAGCTCCGGCTTTCGATAAATCGTTCATAACGATACCCGGAAGAGACGGCGAGCTGATAAGCTCGAACAGGCGGTTCCCGAACGTGCAGATAGTGTACACGGTCTTCCTTCCGGCGGCGAACCTTTCCGATCTCATGGCGAAGATGACGGCGGTCAAGTCGTGGCTGTACGCTGAGCCGGACAGGTACCACGTGCTTCGGGACAGCAACGATACCGAGGCGTTCAGGAAGGGCGTCATAAACGCACAGCTCGACGTCGCGGAGGAAGTGCACAGGATAGGCAGATTCACAATCTCCTTCTCCTGTCTGCCGTACAGGTATCTCAACAGCGGTTCGACGGCGAACACGTTCTCGGCACCGATGCCGTTCATGAACCCTTCGCCGTTCACAGCAAAACCGCTCATACGGATCCAGTGTACCGGACGCACGGCTACGCTGAAGCTCATGAACGGCAGGCAGGAAAAGACATGGACGATCGAAGGCGTGAACGGACTGATCGAAATCGACAGCGAAGAAATGACCATGACGAAGGGCGACGAACCCGTAAACGATAAGGTTACCGGCGACGGTTTCCCGCTTCTGAAGAGCGGAGCGACAACGGTCAGCTTCTCCGGAGCCGTCTCGTCCGTCGAAGTGACACCGAGGTGGGTGGTTCTGTGATACCGGTACTGTACGATGAAGAAGCGACGCGTTTCGACACCTTCGGCCTCGGCGCACTGAAGGACTGCACGTCCTGCGGCGTCACGGAGGAAAGGAACGGCGCATACGAGCTGACCATGAAGTATCCGGTCAACGGAAAACTGTACCCGGAGCTTACGAACGGACGGCTGATCAAGGCGAAGCCGAACGAAACGTCGTCCGATCAGCTGTTCCGCATATACCGCGTAACGACTCCGCTCATGGGGCAGGTCACGGTCTACGCGGCGCACGTTTCATATGATCTCTCCGCGATCGCGGTCATTCCGTGGAGCGAGAGCGCTGTATCCGCTCCACAGGCGATGTCGCGGCTGTTCTCGAATACGGCGACTATGTGCCGGTTCACCTGCGAAACGGACTACGACACGGAGAAGGCGTTTTCGGTAACGAAGCCGCAAAGCGTTCGCGCCTGTCTCGGCGGCGTCGCGGGAAGCATGCTCGACGTGTGGGGCGGCGAATTCGAGTGGGATAATTTCCACGTTCTGCTGCATAAGCACAGGGGCGGCGATACCGGCATCGTCGTCGAGTATGGCAAGAACATGACGAAGCTCGACCACGACGCGGACGCTTCGGACGTCTATACCGATCTGTATCCGTATGCCGTATACACGGACGAAGAAGGGAACGATACGCTCGTCACGATACCCGGTCGACTGATCACGGACGGATTCATTCCCGTGGATGCGCGGAGACGGACGCTGATCAAGGACTTCACGGATCAGTTCGAGTTCGGCGCGGTCATAACACCGGAGGCGCTGCAGCAGAAAGCGGAGAGCTGGATGGAGCGGAACCCGATCGGCAGGACGGAGGCGGTCATTACGGTAGCGTTCGAGCCGCTCCGGTCACGGCCGGACTATTCGGACGTGCTGGAGCACGTTTCGCTCTGCGATACCGTCACGATAAGGCATACCGAGCTCGGCATATCCACAAAGACGAAGGTGATCAGGACCGTCTACGATACACTCGCCGAGAAGTACGTATCGGTCGACCTCGGCAAGGCGCGGCAGACGCTCATGACGAACGTGAACTCGCTTACGCTGGAGGCGGCGTCGATCATTCGCACGATATTCCGCATACCCGGCTTCATAACCCCGATCATGCACGAAATGGGCGGCAGGATCGACGACATTAACGCCAAGAAGATGTACCGGCTGGTGATAAGCTCCTCGAACGGGAACATCTTCAAGAACAGCGATATTTCGACAACACTTACGGCGACGGTCTTTTCATGGGACGAAGACGTGACGGATGAGCTTGATCCTAACCAGTTCGTCTGGACAAGGGTGTCGGATGACGAAGATGCCGACGTTATCTGGAATCACGATCATTTCGGCGGAACGAAATCGATCGAGATCACGGCGGATGACGTGCAGCACAGGGCGACGTTCTTCTGCGATCTGATCGATCCCGTTACAAGACACAGCTTACTCGGCTAAAAGAACAGGAGGAAAGAATGAGCAGAGCTCAAGGCCAATTCACAATTATCGATTACAACGACGCGCTGACGCTGACGGGATACATCGGCTCGAATCACCCGAAGACGCAGATGTATAACCCGGACAACGGGAGCTATACCCCGAACTGGGCAACAACGAACCTCGTGCTTACGCCTTCACTTTACGTTATCGGCGACACGGCTGATCAGATCACAAGCGCGAACGTCACCTCGGTCAAGTGGTATCAGGGCACTTCAACCACGGCGATCACGTCGGGCGGAAACTATACGCTGTCCGGCGCGAAGAGCCATATACTGACGGTCAAGGCGAACATCATGGCCGGTCTTGCAGGCGTGGACTTCAAGTGCGTAATAACCTACAAGGATCCGTCGACGAACCTGTCGATCACGCACCCGCTGAGCATCTCCTTCGGCCGCGTGGTGAACGGCTCCGGTATCGTCGATCTCCTCGTGACCACACCGAGCGGCAACGTGTTCAAGAACACGCTCGTACCGTCGCTTACGGCAAAGGCGGAGCTCTGGCGCGGCAGCACGGTCGACACCACGAACGTCACGTACAAGTGGGCGATCATGGACCCGTCGGTCACATCGAGCTCTTCGGCCGGTTACGACGCGGACTTCGGAACCGGCTGGCGAAAGCTGACCGATACCTCCGGCATGTACTCCGGCACGACTACGGCGACGCTCACAATCTACGCTCAGGCGGTCGACAGCTATGCTGTGATCAGGTGCAGCGCAAAGGACACGGACAGCGCGTCTGCGACGTATAACTCGAAGTTCTATGACGTAGCCACGTTCATAGACAACTCGGATCCTATTCAGATCGTAATCGAATCGACCGGCGGCGATATCTTTAAAAACGGTCAGGGCTCAACGACGCTGACGGCGAACGTCTATCAGGCGGGCAGTGTGCTCGACACTGTCGGAAACGGAACGTATACGTGGACGAAGTACGACAAGGACGGCAACATCGATACGTCCTGGGGCACGGGCGGAATGAAGACCGGCAAGACGCTCGCCGTGTCGAATACCGACGTTGACACGAAAGCGACGTTCGTCGTGGTCGTGGAGATCTGACGGAGGTGTGGCTATGCGGTCGATGGCGCAGTTCTGCATAAAGGATCTACATGACGCGACGCCCTCCGAAACGGCCCCCGAAAACCCGATCACCGGTCAGATATGGATCGACGTTTCCTCTTCGCCCCCAGTGGCAAAGGTGTGGAACGGAACGGAGTGGGAAGCGCAGAACGAATCGGCAAAACTCCGTGAAGCCGTCGAGCTTCTCATACTGAAGAATACCGAGTTCCGCGAACGCATTGCGGAGCTCGACGCGTATTCTGGCGCGGAGAACGACAGCATCTGCGCTCTGAACGACAGGATGGAACTCATTGAAAGGTACGTTCAGGAACTCGCGGAGCTCGTCGCCGCGAATGACGTTTCAGGCGTCGAGCGTGAGGTCACGGCGATACGCGGAACCGGCATGAACGAGATCGCGAATTCGTCCGGTCTGAACGGTCTGTCCGGTTGGGAGACGTTCGGCGGAGTGGACATAGACAGAAGCATCGAAACGCGGCTGAATACTTCGTCCGGCGCCTGCTTCATGCTCGGCGAACGGATGCAGCTCCTGAAAAGAGTGACGGGACTTGTCACGGACGCACCGTATGCGCTGGCCTTCCGGATAAAGCGTACAGCGAACGCGTCGTTTGTTGCGTCACTCGTAACAGGCGGAAACATAGTGCATCGCATCGACAGCATGAAGGCGAACATCTGGACTACGGTTGAATACGTTTTCGACTGCGCACCGGACGGAACGATAGAGATAAACATCGAGGGAATTGCCGGTGACGTGTTCGTCGGCGATTTCGTTCTGACGCTCGGAAACAGGCCGCGTGCATGGACGCCTCATCCGCTCGAAACATATACGGACTGCAGGCGGATAGACGATACCGGCATTACGCTGAACTCCGGAAACGAACGGAGTGTATCGATCACGCATTCGCGCATATCCGTCGCAAGCGGCAGCGCGGAAGGCTTCGCGGCGGACGCTGCCGGCATGCGGACGAAGAACGCTGCCGTGAGCGGAACTGTCATGCACGGCAAGCTGATGGTCATGCCGTGTGATCCCGCGTCTGGCGGCGCGGATATCTATCTGCTCGATTAGGAGGTGAGTCATGGCTCTGTCAGGAAGTTTTTCTTCATTCCCCGTTGTCGATCTCGGACTGTACTGCACGTGGACGGCCGAGCAGAACGCGGCGGACAATTATTCCGATCTCACGCTCAGAGTGTATCTCCAATACCGGACGCTGAACATCGGGCAGATAACAGGAAGCACGATCTCGATCAACGGCGTAACCGAGACGTTCGCAACGCCCGCGATACACGATACGACGGGCGGCATGAAGACGCGCCTTGTGAAGACGAAGACGGTACGCATCCAGCATGACGAAGGCGGCTTCAAGACTTCGGTCGCGCTCGCGGCGAACTGGCCATGTGACATAGCGCTTCACGGGACGACGGTTGCGGCGATCACGGCTTCGGATAACGTCACGCTCGATCCGATCGACCGGAAAGGTCCTTCGATCACACTCGCTGTAGAGAGTGCGTCGGAGACCGGCGTGACGCTGAAAGCTGCGGCAAACGCTGCGTGCGATACGTGGAAATATGAGATTGACGACTCCGGCACGTGGATGGCAATCGCAGGCGACGGAACGGATGTGACGTTCACAGTCAGCGGTCTGTCGGTCGATCGCGGCTACTATTTCCGAGTAAAGGCGCGAAAGAAGCTCAATCATGTCGAGGGCACTTCCGCTCAGATCGGCGTCACGACAACGAACGTATCGAAGCTGAACAGCAGCGCGATCATAACGGCGGACGCGGCAACGGTGCGTTTCAACGTCAACGTGACGGTGAACAACAGCTTGTGCACGCATAAGATCGAGATTCTGAAGGACTCGACGGCAGTCGTAACGGTTTCATCGCTGTCGTGGACGCAGGGCACGTCCAGCAGGACGGTTACGCTCAGCGCACGGCAGAAATCGGATCTGCAGGCCGCGATGTCCGAAGTAAAGCGAATGCCGGTAACGGTACGTCTGACTTCGTACAAAGGGAGTACGCAGATGGGATCCCCGACCACGGTCGATACGGAGGCGATGACGACTTCGTCGAACTCGGCCCCGACGCTCGAAGGGATGACGCTCACGGATGAGGATCAGTACACCTCGATGATGACGCACGAAGAGGTTTTCGTGCAGCACACCTCGCAGCTCCTCGTTACGCCCGGAAGGGCAGCGGCAAGGAACGGAGCGGTAATAACCAAGTACGCGGTCTACTGCGGGAGTAAATACGTCGAGTGCACCGACGCAAGGAATCCGCTCATGATCGGCTCGATCGAAGAGAGCGGAAACGTGGAGGTGCGGCTGATCGTCACCGACTCACGCGGCTACACGGCAACTCTATCACAGATGATAACGGTTCTGCCGCTCACCGATCCGGAACTGACTGCCTTTTCGCTCGTCCGCGATACGACGGATGCAACGAATGTGAACATGGATTTCACAGGCACGATCTGTTCGGCGGTCTGCGGAAGCGAGATGAACGGTATCACGTACATACAGTACCGGATGAAGCAAACGAACACGGACACATACGGCGAATACGTTAGCCTGCTGCGCGACATTACGCTTACGGGGACGGACTTCTCGCTTGAAGACTATGTGATCGATCGCGTCGATGATGACAAGTCATACGATCTGCATCTGCAGGTCATAGACAACTTCGGAAGGCAGCTTGATCATTACGCGATCATACCGAAAGCGAAACCCGTCGTCGCGCTCAGGGACGGCATGGTCGGAATAAACAAAGCTGAACCGAGTGTCGCGCTCGACGTCGATGGCGGCGCGTCGTTCACGGGCGAAGTCAAGGCGGCGTCGTTCCTGGGATCGGTCGCACCCGCAAACCTCGCGTCAGCGGTCACGGTGTCAAAGGGCGGAACCGGTTCGACCACGGCAGCAGGTGCGAGGTCAAGCCTCGGAATAAAGGGCACATCGCTGTATAACAGCACGCTCACCACGGGCAGCACCACCTTCAGTTATTCGAGCTATAACGCCTACGCGATCATAGGAACGACGGCGGGATCGACCGTGCGCTGCGCGATCCTCGTTCCTAAAGTCGCGCTGACTACGACTGCCGTGACGTACTGCATCTCGGACGGAACAGCTCGGCAGGAGTTCACACTCAAGTATTCGGGCTCGACGGTCACGCTCACGATGGGAACGGGCGGCGGTTCGATACTGAGGATCATCGGAATCAACTAACATACAGGAGGCAACAAATGAAAGAATTCTGGATCACCGTACAGGTGGTTTTCTCGGCCGTCGGCGGCTGGCTCGGATGGTTCCTTGGCGGCTGCGACGGCCTTCTCTATGCGCTGATCGCGTTCGTTGTAATCGACTATATCACCGGCGTCATGTGCGCGGTCGTGGATAAGAGGCTGTCGAGCGCGGTCGGCTTCAAGGGCATCTTTAAGAAGATCCTGATCTTCGCTCTCGTCGGCATAGGGCACATACTCGATACCTACGTGATCGGAACCGGTGCGGTGCTGCGGACGGCAATCATCTTTTTCTACATGTCGAACGAAGGCGTATCACTGCTTGAAAACGCTGCCCACCTCGGCCTGCCTGTGCCGAAGAAGCTGAAGGCGGTGCTGGAGCAACTGCATAACAGAGCGGAAGCGGAGCCGGAGCAGCCGGTGCTTCCCGAAAACGAAGATGAAACGGAGGATGACGATAATGGAGAGGAAGAATAACCTCAGGGAATTCCTTGATTACCTGCACGAGCAGGTGAGGAACCATTCGATCTACGTCTGGGGCGCCCAGGGACAGACCGGCCCCACGATCACCGAGGCGTGGATCCGGTCCAGAGAGACGAATGAAACGAACTTCCAGCGTGCGCTCGCATTCTGGCGCAAGCAGGTCGAAGCCGGCTACGGCGACGTGCTCCGTGCCTTCGACTGCAGCGGGCTCGGCATGTACTGGCTGCAGAACGTGAAGAGCTTTCTCGCGTACGATCACAACGCGAACAATCTGTATAACAAGTGCACGAAGATCACGAAGGATCAGCTCCGCGTCGGCGATTTCGTATTCAAGCTCGACAAGAACGGCAAGGCTACGCACATCGGCTACGTCGCGGATACCGATTTGAACGTAATCGAGGCGAAAGGCCGCGACTACGGCGTGGTCAGGATGCCGCTCTCTGGCAACAGCTGGAACGGCTTTGGCCGTCCGCCTTTCTGGACGGAAGCGGAGGTCGCGGAATGCGAGGGCAAGTACATCTTCACCCGCGTGCTCAAGTGGGGGCGCATCGGCGATGATGTCTGCGAACTGAAGAAGCTCCTCGCGGCTAACGGCTTCGGCGGCCTTAACGTGAAGAACCGGAACTACTTCGGCTCGACTCGCGATACCGTCAAAGCCTTCCAGAGAGCAAAAGGCCTGACCGTTGACGGCAAGGCCGGACCGCAGACGATCACCGCGCTCGGAGGTTTTTATATGGCGTAATAATACTGTGACCCGTCGAAGGCATCTTCGGCGGGTCCTTTTTTATTCTGATCAGAACATATTCTTAATAATCGTTGATGCGGTGTTTTTTCCTTCGCGATGGTCGCTCGGCGTTTTTGAAACTGTTACTCTATACCTTCCATCGCCGTAATAAGTGAGTTTATAATGCTTCCCTTCCTCAGAAATGATAAAGCCCATATCTCTCAGAGCCTGACGCAAGGGACCGGACATCCCTCTTTGGTCTTTGAAGAGAAGCTTTATGTCGGCAGCACGTTTCACTAACAATTCTTCATAATTGTTTTTGCTGATAATATCGGATAAAACATCGCTCCTGCGCGTTTTTGCCGCGGAATTCTTAAGTGCTTCACTAAGTATACCCAGGATCATATCTTTGATTTCACCCTGGAACAACTCGTCTTCATCACCAAAGTATATTACAGGCACCGCTTCGGAAGAATCAAGTTTAGCCTTCAGCCCCTGGTTCTCATACATTAGCGCATCATTTGCTTTGGTAAGCTGGGATACCTGGCATCTCAGTTCTTCGATTTCTTCAGCGGCAGAAGAAAGCAGTTCATCAGTATCGTAATATGCTTTTTCTGTTGCCATCTCAGCAGCAATACGTTCTTCCTTTTGAGTGCGGTACCTGTCGCGAAGCAAAGCGTTGTTTACTCCGGACCAGGTATGAAGCGGATCGACCATTTGAGAATTGCTGTACTGGATAACGCTTCTGATCACTTTTTCCATCAGAATATCATCGCTGCCTTCATATTGACGGTAAAGATGTTTCTTGTGAGGGAATGCTTTGCCCGGATAATAGATACCTATCGCACCATAATACTCGTTCTGATTCTGACAGGCGTTCCGTATTTTTGTGTTGAGACGATTCTCATTCTGAACCAGAACATGTGCAACGCCTTTTAAACGGCTTGCTATCCACCTGACGTTTACAGGGTCTTCGTTGTTGAAGGTCTTAGAAACATAGACAACCGGCAACCTATAGTTGGAATTTCCGTTAATCACGTCAGCAAGAAGCGACAGGTTCCCTTCGTCAATAACTGTTGGCCGATTTGAAACCGGGAGATTGCCATCATCGGACAGATACCCGCGCTCAATGAGCAGTGAGATAAAATGAGGTGTAGAGAATTTTGAATCAATAGTCAGAGCAGATTCCAGATAACTGCGATCAAGTCTGACGGACATCTCCATGCTGTTGAAGTTCATTACATAATCGGTATCCCAAACGGCACCATCCGGCTCCGTTTTTTCATAGCGGATAGCTATTATGTTCTGATTTCGGTATTCTTCAATATCAAGCCATAGATCGTCGCTGCCGTAGCGAATATTACGCTCTCCGTTCCATACGATACCCGAAATAACGTTTTCCGGATGCGGGCTGCCCTGATTCCATTCAATTGCAAGTTGAATGAAATCATCTTTTTCCATATTACTGTTGATCTTTAAAACAGTTGAAAACAAAAGCATACGTTACTCCTTATTATTCGTCTTCCTTCTTCGGAAAAAGTATAAACAGATTATAAATGGTGCATATCTGCCTTGTCAAGAATACTGCTGAGATATGATGAAGAACGTCGGATGAAAGCAGAATGAATTCGCTGCATCAGAAAACAGAAACAATCAAGATTCTTTATAGGGCTTAACGGAATCCCGGATTGAACGATATCAGCCGGAGTTCTATTTCACCGATACCCTCAATTCAGCTACAGGTTTTCTGTTTAACCGTGAGGAGAAGGATCCTCGGAAACGGAGGTGTCATTATGACAGAAAAACAGAAACAGATTATCACCCGAATGAGAGCGCAGGGCGCCGGCTACACCACAGTAGCTGCCGCGACCGGTCTGACGAAGGACTGCGTGAGGGCGTGGTGCAGAAGACACGGTATGGGCGGATTCGCAAAAAAGAGCGCCGCGACGGAAACCGCGCCGGGAGTCTGCCGCAACTGCGGTGAGAAGTTCGATATCGTTCCCGGACGAAAGCCGAGAAAATTCTGCTGCGACGAGTGCCGCGTGGAGTGGTGGAACAGCCATCCGGAGATGGTCAGAAGAAAAGCCGTCTATACATTCGTCTGCCCCGTGTGCGGACGCGAGTTCACGGCATACGGCAATGCGGGCAGGAAATACTGCTCCCGCGCTTGTTACATAAAGGACAGATTTGAGGAGGAGCGGGCATGAGCGGAGACCGGCTGCGTGATGAAATGCTGTACCGAGCCGCCCTGTCGATGCTCAAAACGATGAAGGAACGGGACCTGATAACCGAAGAGGAGTTTTTGAGAGCGGACGCTGATCTCACAGCTGAATTCGACCCGTATTTAGGGCGGTTATTCACGGAAAAGACTTGATTTTTCAGGCGTTCAGAGTGATATATGGACACATGAAAAGGAGGTGATTTTTCTTGAAAACCATTGAGAAAATCGAAAGAGTAAGGCGCGATCTTCCGAAGCGGAAAAGGGTCGCGGCATACGCGAGGGTATCCATGGAATCCGAGCGTATGCGGCATTCGCTCTCAGCGCAGGTCAGTTACTACAGTGACCTTATCCAGAAGAACCCGGAGTGGGAATACGCCGGGGTCTACGCCGACTACGGCATATCGGCCACGGGAGTAAAGGACAGAAGCGGCTTTAAGCGTCTGATAGAGGACTGTGAAAAAGGACTCGTGGACATAATCATGACCAAGAGCATCTCGCGCTTTGCGAGGAACACGGTCGACCTTCTGAACACGGTCCGGAGGCTTAAGGAGATAGGCATCGAGATCCGCTTCGAGAAGGAAGGCATAAACTCATCGAGCGGTGACGGAGAGGTTATGCTCACTCTCCTCGCCTCGTTCGCGCAGGAGGAGAGCCGTTCCATCTCCGAGAACTGCAAGTGGGGCATCCGGAAGATGTACGAAGAGGGAAAGCCTCGCCGGGGCCGTATCTACGGCTACAGGGTGAAGCACGGCGAATACGTCATACAGGAGTATGAAGCCGAGGTGGTGAGAAGGATATTCCGTATGTTTCTCGACGGCGATTCCTGTTATATCATCAGCGAGAAACTCGCCAAAGAGGGGATCCGTTCCTACGCAGGCAAGAGGATCTCCGGAGAGGTGATCTCCTGCATGATACGGCAGGAGAAGTACACCGGATGCACTCTCTGCCAGAAACTGTTCGTTTCAGATCCGCTGACGAAAAAAGAAGTGAAGAACAACGGAGAGCTGCCTATGTATTTCATCGAGGACACCCATCCGGCGATAATCTCTCGGGAGACCTTCGCAGCAGCGCAGGAGGAATTCGCTGCACGATACGGCGTGGAGATTGTAAACGGCATAGCACAGAGAGCAAGTTATTTATTTCACAAGAAAGGCGCGGGGCCGCACCCGCCGCACCGCCCTCCCTTCTGGTCTGAAGAACGCAGAAAGTCCCACTCCGAATACTTCAGAACAAGAGAGTCTGGAATCTGCCGCTACGATTTCTCTCATTTCATCGAGTGCGAGAACTGCGGAGGGCATCTTCAGGCTTCACTCAAGCACTACGTCGACGGCTCGACGGAAGTCGGCTGGGTGGACGTCGAACATACGCAGCGCAACAGAGAGGCACCGAGGTGCCTTGTTCCGAGAGACAGTGCGCTGAAGCGGCAGATTACGGAATTCCTCGGATGGGAAGAGTTCGACGCCGACATGATGTTCGAGGAACTCAGCCTGATCACTATCAACGTCGACGTGATCACCCTTCATTACAAGAACGGCGGCTCAGGCAGCTTCCGCTACATCCCGCCGAAACAGATACACAGAAAAAGGACGGTGACTGAGTAATGGCTATTGTAACTAAGATCCCCGCCACCGTGACGAAGACGCTTTCTTCGCCGGCGGCGCAGGTCAGGAAAAGACGGGTTGCCGGATACGCGAGAGTTTCCACCGACCACGACGACCAGTTCACGTCATACGAGGCTCAAATCGATTACTACACGAACTACATCAAAAGCAGGGACGACTGGGAGTTCGTATCCGTCTATACGGACGAGGGAATATCCGGCACCAACACGAAGCGCCGCGAAGGATTTAAAAAAATGATAGCAGACGCCCTTGCCGGTCGTATCGACCTGATCGTGACCAAGAGCGTCAGCCGCTTCGCCCGCAACACGGTCGACAGCCTTACGACGATACGGCAGCTGAAGGAGCACGGCACCGAGGTCTATTTTGAAAAAGAAAACATATGGACTTTCGACGGCAAAGGCGAACTGCTAATCACGATAATGTCCTCACTTGCCCAGGAGGAAAGCCGCTCGATCTCGGACAACGTCACTTGGGGACAGAGAAAACGTTTCGCTGACGGCAAGGTCACGGTTCCCTTCGGCAGATTCCTCGGTTACGACAGGGGACCCGACGGAGAGCTTATCGTCAACCCTGAGCAGGCTGAAACGGTCAGGCGGATTTACGGGCTGTTCCTGATGGGCAATTCGGCGTTCCGCATTGCCCGCATTCTCACAGAGGATGGAATTCCCACTCCGGCAGGAAAAAAGGTGTGGAATCCGAGCAGCATAATAAGCATACTCACAAACGAAAAATACAAGGGTGACGCGCTTCTGCAGAAGACGTTTACGGCTGATTATCTCACGAAGAAGATCGTTCCCAATACAGGCGAGATCCCCCAGTACTACGTCAAGGGTAACCATGAAGCAATAATACCCCCTGACACCTTTGACCTTGTGCAGACTTTGATTGCTGAAAGAAAACCCGGAAAAAACCGCCGGAGCAGTGTGAACATTTTCTCAAGCAGGATAAAGTGCGGTGACTGCGGGAGCTGGTACGGCTCGAAGGTATGGCATTCCACCGATAAATACCGAAGGGTCGTATGGCAGTGCAATCACAGGTTCGACGGCGAAAAATGCTCCACTCCGGTATTGACGGAGCAGGATATAAAGGACCGGTTTCTCACGGCCGCCAACAGAGCCATAAAAGACAAGGAAAAGCTTATAGCCGTATGTGAAAGAAGCATCCTCCGCCAACTTGACACGGAGAAGCTTTCGACGGAGCTCGCCGGTCTTGAAACTGAGATGAGCGTAACGGCCGCGCTTCTTGAGGACTGCATCCGGGAGAACGCGCGCAAAGCTCTTGACCAGGCTGAATACAACAGACGCTACGACGCCATAGCCGAGCGTTTCGACAAAGCGAAAGAACGTCATTCCGAGGTGGAAAGCCTGATTTTCGAGCGAACTTCAAGGAGAACGCAAATAGAGGCTTACCTTCGCGACCTGCGGAACCGACCGGTTCTTGAAACCTTTCGCGACGAGGACTGGCTTTCTATGGTCGACTGCATGACCGTTTACAGCAAGGACGATATCCGGGTGACCTTCAAGGATGGCACTGAAATCCAGGCATGACTTTCAAAAAACAAACGCCTCTGAACCGCAACGGTCCGGAGGTGTTTCTCTATAAAAAAAGGCGCGAATCCGCCAATCGGAAAATGTACTCCCTCTGAGAAAAATGTCCCCTCTTGATCAAGCAGCAGAGGAATAACTAAATGGTATCATTCTCGGTGTCAAGATTTCAATCTTCACGGCATACTTGAGAGCCTTGTGAATGTTGGCGTGATAATGAATGACCGAGGACGGGCTGACACGCTCAAGCTCACTCAGGTAAAACTCCTGAATGTCTTTTGCAGTCAGGTTCTTGAGCGTCACTTCTTTTTCGCGGAAGTACGGTGCTACAATCTTCTTAACCGTAGTCGAGTATGAAGCGAATGTCGGGACTGCAACCGAGCTTTTGATGATGTCGAGCCATTTTTCCATTCATTGTTTCTCGTTCTTGCTTAGCAGCCCAGATATAAGCATTGTTGAAAAGAAAGCCTTTCTCTTTGAATTGCAAAACGCTTATGACTAAACAAACAATAGCGAGGCCAGGACAAATGATTGCCCATATTAACTCTGACATTTTAACATCTACTAAATGCTGAATGTAGTTTTAAACTTGCTGGCGGCAAACGGCTTCCAAACCGTTTGCGGACGGCAAGTCTGCAAAGAATAGACGCGCAAGCGTCGCAATGGCATGCAGCTCACTTGACGGAACGAAGTGACAAAACATTCGAGGTCTGCCAGTTTTTTCTGCTGACGGAGAATGAAGCTCCGCAGGACGCGCGATACTCCCGACAGGAGCGTATGAAAGTGCGTCCTTTAGTTCCTAAAGGGTTTTTGTCAGTTCGGCAAACGGGAATTATTAATTTAGGTTTCGACCAAATATATTTTCACTTTGATGTATTCCTGATTTTTTGCATATGCAAAAGCCTCAGATTTTCTAATGTAGTTAAATATATTATCGTTTAAATCTTCGTCCCATGTTGTTTCACTGAATATTTCATTTTCACCGGTAGGTTTGTACAGAATGTCCACATGGATTTGGCAGTATTCTTCGTCATTATTTGGGAATTGCCTAACTAACGAAATTTCAAACACAGGTTCAGGTTCAAAAGTGGAAAATGTCCCGGTTTCAAATAAAATCATATCGTCTTCAAGCGGAATACTGCACATTTGCTCAAATACATCTACAATTTCTTCCAGCGGCATTTTATCAACGATTTTGTCCTTCAAAAATTTAAGTAAACTGTCCATTGGTTTTCCTCCTCCAACTTCCGATTTGTTGCTCAATGTTCGTATTCGGATTATACCATAAAACTCGTGAACAATTCTACCGCAACTTTAGAATATATTAAAGAATTCCGAACAGTTTTCTGCCCGGAATGCCTCGTTCAATCATAAATCAATTCCGCGTTCACAACCTCATCTGCTTGCACCTTCCCACCATTTCGAATATTTTTGTCCGTTGTAAAGTGAAGGGGTATTTTACGGGGAGTCTCTGCGAGGGAATACGATTTTAGAGAATAGCAAGCACAGCCGGTGTATATACACACGGCGATTTCCGATTAAGGAACCCTTCCCTTTAATCGAAAAAATGCTTGTTGGGAATGGCTATAGGTGCTGCTGCAAAATCAAGTCATATTTGCAGCAGCACTTTTCTTTTTTAAGGA